ATCAGATTTAAAATGACCACAAGTTATTTGATGTAATCTCATTAATTGAGTTATAACATTTACAGTAGTAATCATTTTTCCATTAAGTTCTGCAAGTGCTAATTTTTTCATTTGGTCATATACCTTTTTTTGTTCATCCGTTAACTGTATAGTTCTTTTCATAAAAGTTTTAGGAGGTAAGTCTAAACAATCATCTTTTAATACTCTGTAAGAAAAAGGTTTTAATTTTTCAGATAGTTCTGGAAGGTTTCTATATCCAACAACTAATTGAATAATACGACCAGATACATTGATTTGTTTAGTAATAGCATATCTAGTTTTAAAACTATAAAAAGATTGATGATCTAATAACCATGGATCTAAAAAAGCACATTGTGTAAACAAATCTAATGGAGATTTAGTAACAGGTGATCCTGTTAAAATTCTTTTATAAGAAACATTACGACCAATATCTACAATCGTTTTAGTTCTAATTGCTCCTGGATTTTTTATTGTAGTAGATTCATCTATTGCCATTAAAGTTTTATGGCAGCTTAAAAATTTCTCAGCAAATTGTTTGCCTCTTTTAGTTGATAAAGCTTCTACGTTCATAATTAAAATATGAAGATCGTGACTTGATTTAAATAATGTATTTAATTCTTTTTCTTTAGTTTTACTTGCAGTAGATTCCCACAACACCATAGTTTTTTCTACATGATTGGCCATGTGATTTGGTATTTCAGAATCAAACCAGTTCTTGTAAACACCTTTTGGTGCTATGATTAAGGCGCCATTTATAAGGCCTTTGTCATAAAGCATTGACATATTATCTATTAATACTTTAGACTTACCAGTCCCCATTTCCATAAAATAGGCAAATACCTTTTTATCCCAAGACATCTCTAATGCCTTTAATTGATGTGCGAATGGCTTTGTCTTAAACTTATAATGCATATATAATACTTAGTTCTTTCTATTGATTAGTATACTACATTAATATAGAACAAGTCAAGAATGGAAAAAAATAAAGTTTACGTTATTCAAGATGTACCAGGGACTAGAGAAGGTAGGCCAAAAATAAATATTATTGGCGCTTCACAATTTGGTACACTAAAAGTTCTACTTCCAGAAAATGCACAAATAATATTAAGTGCAGGACCTGTTGTATTTAAGTTACGACAGTTGCTAAAAGATTACACTTCAGAAGATTATTTACTACTTACAGGTGATCCTGCAATAATCGGTGTTGCATGTTCAGTTGTGTCTGATATAACAAATGGTAAATATAAATTATTAAAATGGGATAAACTAGAAAGGAGATATTATCCAATTGAAATCGACCTATATCAAAAAACAAATTTGGACACTTGACAATATTAATTTAAGGGATTATAATATACAGAATAGAAAGGTAATAATATGACAATAAACTTCGAACAAGACAGAGTAGAATCAGTAACTCAAATTGATGCTGCAAAAACTTTATCAGATAAAGTTTTAAGATTAAAAGAGTTAGAAGATGAAATTGCTAACGCAGAAGAAAGTACAAATAAATTAAAAGAACAAGCTAGAATACTTTCTCAGGTAGAAATACCTTTAATGATGCATGAAATGCACATAACGAAATTAAAGCTAAAAGATGGTGAGTCTGTAGAAGTTAAACCTTTTTACAGTGCATCTATTTCTCCGGAAAATCAGGAGAAGGCTTTTGAATGGCTTCGTAACAACGGTCTAGGTGATGTTATTAAAAATGATATCACTGTTACCTTTGGTCGTGGCGAAGACAACAAGGCGGCACAATATGCTGTCCTTGCACGAGGTCAAGGGTTTGAACCAGTTCAGAAAGTTGGTGTTCATTCTCAGACACTCAAAGCGGTGGTCAGAGAGCGTATCGAATCTGGACTTGATATGCCCTCTGATCTATTTAAAACGTTTGCGGGTAACCAGACAAAAATAACTAGGAGATAATCGAAAATGGAAACGAGTAACGAGAAACAAGTAACAATAAAGAAAGACGCGCCTCTACCTTCTAAAGTAATGTTTGAAGATGATGCACATGCAGGTTTTGAAAATGTAAAGCAAGGAAGTTTAGCTTTACCAATTTTAAAACTATTGCAAAATGGTTCTGCAGAAGCACAAAAGCGAAATCAAGCTTACATTGAAGGTGCTGAGCCAGGTATGTTACTGAATACAGTAACAAAGAAAGTTTATGATGGATCAAAAGGAATAGACGTTGTTCCTTGTCATTATAAATTAGAGTATCAAGAATGGTCAGATTTTGGAACAGGCTCAGGAAGACCTGAACAAATCTATCCAGATACTTCAGATGTCTTAACTAAAACAACTAAAGATGCAATGGGCAAAGATAGATTACCAAATGGTAATTATATTTTAACTGTTGGTCAACATTTTGTTTTAATTTCAGATAATGGTAGTTCAGAAACTGCTTTAATTTCTATGAGTTCATCTCAAGGAAAGATTAGCAGAAAATGGAATGCTATGATGATGTCTATAACTCTAAATGGAAAAAACGGTGTTTATACGCCGCCATCATTTAGCCACACTTATAAGTTAAAAACCGTATTGAATTCCGGTAAAGGAAATCAATGGTATGGATACAATGTAGAAAAGATTGGTCCAGTGCAAGATCAAGCTGTGTATGAAAGAGCTAAACAGTTCTATCAATCATTAGCTAACGGAAAATAAATTAAACCTACAGGTGGTAGAAATACCACCTGTACAAAATAAGAGTGGACAATGCTAGAAAGATTTAAAGAGATATTTGCGGGCTATGAAAAAGCCTATGGATATACAAAATTAAAAGGGGAGATTTCAGAAAAAGGAAAGAACGAAGCACAATCTTTTACATCTAGAGATCCTGTTACAGATTTTTTATGGCAAAAACATTTAAATGGTGAAGAGCCTTCACTTGGTATTTTTCCTATAAGAGAAGATAATAAATGTAAATGGGGATGCATAGATGTAGATGTTTACCCATTTGATCACAAAGAATTAATAAATAAAATAAAAGAAAAGAAATTACCATTAATAGTATTTAAATCTAAATCAGGTGGTGCACATGCATTTTTATTTACAAAAGAATTTGTTCCAGCAAGTTTAATTAGAGAAAGATTAAAAAAGATGGCCGCAGTATTAGGTCATTCAAAAAGAGAAATTTATCCGAAACAAGATTATGTAAGATTTGATAGAAATGATTTACCAAGTTGGTTGAATGTTCCTTATCATGGTGGAGACAATACAACTAGATATGCACTAGATGATAGTGGAAATAAATTAAGTTTAGAAAATTTTTATAAAGTTTATGATCAAAAAGTAGTTTCTGAAAAAGAATTAATACAACAAACAATAGTTCAAGTAGATCCAAAAGACGATAATGATTTATTAAAAGGTGCACCTCCTTGTTTAGTTAGTTTATTAACTGATGGAATAACAGAGGGTGGAAGAAATGAGATGATGTACAATGTAGGTGTATATCTTAAAAAAAGATATCCGACTGAATGGCAAGGAAAGATACATGTTTACAATGATAAATTTATGAAACCACCATTAACTCCAAGTGAAATGAAAGGTTTAGAGGGTTCATTAAATAAAAAAGATTATCGTTATAAATGTAAACAAGAACCTATTTTAAGTTTTTGTGATTCAAAAACTTGTGTTACTAGAGAATTTGGTGTTGGAGAAGATGTTCCTATTCCAGAAATAGAAGAGATTAAAGTATTTAGATCTCATCCTCCTATTTATATTGTGTATATAGATGCTAAACCAGTAGAAGTAGATGACCAAACATTACATGATCCTGAAAAATTTTCGATTGCATGTATGGTGCAATTGGGCCAGCCAATGCTTCCGGTAGGTAAATTGCCCTGGAGAAAATTATTAAGAAAGTTTATGGGTGTAAATATGAAAGAGATTGAAAACGTTCCTCAATCATCTAAATTAGATGTTCAATTAAGAGATTTAATAACTGATTTTATTCACAGAGCGCCAGGAAAGAAATTTGAAGATGTTAAGAGAGGTCTTCCTTATTCTGAAGATGGACATACCTATTTTAAAAACGAAAGCTTTTGGAATTTTTTACAAAGAAGTAAATCTTGGAATGTTCAAAAACAGAAAACACAAAAGATGTTAATGGATATTTTTCAAGCCAAAGAGGAAATTACTAAATTAGATAAAAAATCAATTAGAGTTTGGAAGATGCAAACACCAGAACATGAGAAACTAGAAATTAGAGAAGAACAGATAAAGGAGCCACCATTTAGAGCATGAATAGAATAATTATTCCAGGACCTCCAGGGACAGGTAAAACGCATCATTTAATTAATAATTATTTAAATAAAGAATTAAATGAATACAAAACATCTGCCGATAGAATTGCATATTTAACATTTAGTAATGCAGCAACTGATGAAGCTGAAACAAGAATACTTTCTACATTTCCAAATGTAAAAAAATTTCCATTTATTTGTACAATGCATTCGTTGGGAACAAGACAATTAAGTATAGATACAAATACAAAATTATTAAAAGGAAAAAAATGGAGAGGATTTAAAAACTATTCACAGATTTGTAAAAATTTAGAATTTGATAGTGAAGTTAATGAGACTGGATATACGGTACATAAAAATAGACATATGAAAATAATTGAATTAGCAAGAAATAAAAAAATAGGATTAAGAGAAGCTGCAGTAGTTTTAGATTATCATCATTACTCTTCTCTTAATTTAGATTTAACAGAACAGATTTATGCCGATTTAGAATCATATAAAAAGCAAACAGGGATGATTGAGTTCTCTGATATGATTAAACAGTTTGTTGAGAAAGATAAATGTCCTCCACTCGACGTAGTCTTTCTCGATGAAGCACAAGATCTGAATCCTCTGCAATGGGATATGTTCTTTTACATTGAGTCAAAATGTAAGAGATCTTACATCGCAGGGGATGACGATCAAACAATCTATACATTTCAAGGTGCTGATGAAGATATATTTATGAATTTAAAAGGTGAAATGGACCCTAGAGTTGAATCAAGAAGGGTTCCACGAGCTGTACATAAAGTAGCATTAAGTATTTTAGATCAGATAGATAAGAGAATGATTAAATCATGGCTTCCAAGAGATGCTGAAGGAAATGTATATAGAGATCAATTGCTTCAAAATATAGATTTTAGTAATGGAAACTGGATGGTTTTAACTAGGACCAATGATATGTTAAAGCCAATAGCAGAACATTTAGCATTTTTAAATTTAAGATTTACTGCAAAGAAGAATGAATTTTTACCTAATGATATTTTAAAAGCATATAGAATTTGGATAAGATTAAATGAAGGTGCTTCGGTTAGTGGAAAAGAAGCTAAACTACTTTATGAAGAATGTATAAGTTATAAATTAAAACATGTTGAAAGAGGTTATTCACAAGGTACTTCTTTTAAAGATGTAGATTCAGTAGATCTAGATGATCTTAGAATGGATCATGGTTTAAAAATATATGGAAGTTGGGAACAATTAAACATGCCAGACCATGTTAAGTCTTATATGAAATCATTAATAGCTAATGGTGATAATCTATTTTCAGAACCAAGAATTAAAATATCTACAATACACGGTGTAAAAGGTGAAGAATGCGATAATGTTGTATTATTTACTGATCTAGAAAAGGTCATTTATGATTCAGCATGTAGAAATCCTGATCCTGAACACAGATTGTTTTTTGTAGGTGTAACCAGAACAAAGGAGAACTTATACATTATGCGACCAACAATTGATAAAGAGTTTTTTTACGCGGTGGGAGATCCAATACTATGAGTAACAAAACATTTTTTAAACAGGTAGGTGGTAAACATTATAAGACAATGAAAATACAGCCATCTGTTTTTATTAACGAAAATGATTTACCTTTTGCAGAAGGCAATGCAATCAAATACATTTGCAGACATAAACTAAAAGGTAAGAAAGAAGATATATTAAAAGCAATACACTATTTAGAAATGATATTGGAAAGAGACTATAATGTTTAATTGGAGAAGAACTTTGATTGGTGACATGGGTTTATTTACTTGTATGTGTGTATTTCTATTCTTAATTATGGTACTATAATTTATGTTTGAAGCTCAGAAAGAATGGATTTGTCCAGAGAATTTTCCAAATTTAAAAGGTTATAGTCATATAGCAATTGACTTAGAAACAAAAGATCCTGGACTTAAATCTATGGGGTCTGGAGCAATTAGAGAACATGGTAATATTGTGGGTGTAGCTGTTGCCGTAGAAGGTTGGTCAGCTTATTATCCAATAGCTCATGAAGGTGGTGGAAATTTAGATAA